GCATCAGCGCCATGTGGGTGGCGATGTGGGCGTCGTGATCTTGGTAGATAAACGCCTTGACCGGCTTGCCGTTGAGGAACGCCATGTTCTCCGACAGCGGGTCGCGCGGGGTCATGTCGTCTTCGATTGGCACCAACTTCTCGGCGTTCTTCACGCCCAGGACCTCGATCATCTGCCGATGCAACTGGGGCAGGTCGTAGATCTGCGGAGCCTGCGCAGCCAACTGAATGACCGCTTGGTACTGCATGATCCGCTGCGCCATCGTGCTGCTGTTGGGGTCCGACACGGGGATAACCTCCACCATGTCGTAGTCCTCTTGCTTGGCGCGGCGGCTGCCCTTCTCCGGGTCGTAGGAATACGCCGACGGGGTGTAGTCGCGGATGATGGCCTTGAGGAGTTTGAACTCCTGCTTCATGGCGAAGTGCACACGTGCCTGCACCGCGCTCATGGTCTTGAGTTGCCGCTCCAACAGGGCCAGCGTCGTGCCCACCGGGGCCTGGGCCGACATGTCGCTGACCTTCATGTCCGCGATGGAGCCCAGACGGCGGCCTTCTTCGGTGATCCGCTCAAGCAGTGCTGCCAGGACCTGTGACGGCTCCTTGTACGGCAGCGGCATGATGTTGTCGCGCAGCGCACCAGACGGGATGTCCACGTCGCGGAACTCACCCGGGGCGATGGGCGTGTCGTCGCCCTTGACGCGCAAGCCGCGCGATTTCAGACCGCCCGGAAGATTGCTGAGAGTACCGGCATCAACCAACTGCCGGATGAGAGAAGTGCCAGCACGAGCATATCCGCCAATGAGGTGTATGAAACCGAAGCCATAAGCGCCAAACCCCGGGATGTATGTGTACTGTACGAAGTGCTGACGCTTGAGTCTCTTCTCGTCGTCAGGCTGCCAGTTGCGACGGATGGCCAGGACCTTGGAGGTGCCCCGGTCGATGGTGATGATGTAGGGCAGCGCGATGCCGTCCTTGTCCTCGTACCCCGGCAGGTCGTAATCGACCTGAATCTCTGCAACCTGATACCGGTCATCGTCCGTCAGGCTGTAGCCCTGATCCTCGGCTTTCTTTTTCTCCACGTCCGTGTGGATCTGAACCGGGTCGCCCAGGTCAACGTCGCGGTAGAACCCCTCGACTTGGAGTTTCCTGATGTCGTTCTTGGTCTTGCGCATGAGGTGCGTGACCCGCTGCGCTTCCATGGCGCTGGTAGCACCGTAGGGGATGATCACGTCTTCTGCCGGGACGAAGATCGAGACCTGCCGACCCAGGCTGGGGTCGAAGTACACCTTCTTGAACGCCGAACCTGCCAAGCCCAGGTTGAACAGCATGCGTTCATGCTCGGGGCGGTATTCGGACATGACCTCCGTCAACTGGTAGTTCATGTCGTCGCGCACGCGCTCGGCTGCTTCTTCCTTGAGTTTGTCGATTGCACCGACGATTTCGGTCTTGACGGGCCCGACGGAGGGGAAAGTCTCGATGATCGTCTCGGACTGAAAGCGCACTGCGGCTTCGGTCAGGATCGTGGAGTACACGCCACATGCGCCGTTCCACGGCTCGGTGCGCTCTTCGTACTTCATGCCCAGGACTTCGAGGCCCTTGACGAACATCTCCACCCAGTCTTTGCGGGAGTTGATGTCGCCGTCCACCTCGCCCATCAAGTCAGATGCGACCTTCTGGAGTTCGTTCTCGTCCATGTACTCGGCAAGGTTGGCGTCAAACGCCTCGTCGCCGGTTTCGCTCTCGGGCTCCAGTTCGATCTCGACGCCTCCCATGGCGATCTTCAAAGATTCCGGGTCTTCAACCTCGATTTCGATTACAGGTAGATCTTCGGCCAGCGTTTCCAAACCCTGTGGGGCGGAATAAACCGAAGGCATCATGGAATTGGTTGCCATCTCAAATCCTCATCAGTAATACGCCGAACGGCGCGACCGGTACAAAGGCTCGTTGTCGGCCTGATCCGTAACCAGCCGCATCATCCCACCTTTGCGGACCCGCATCAATGCGAGCGTGCACGCGTCTACCGTGTCGTCGTGCTCTCCGGCGGGGAAGGCCAGTATCTCTTCAACTACTGTGGATGCCCATGACGTTTCGGGGAACCAAACCTGCCCGGAGGCGAACATATCGGCCACGGCGTTGACCCGGGCGATCTTGTCCTGGCCTTTTCCGGGGCTGAAGTCCTGCACAAACAGTCCAGATCTGCGCATTTCGTCGATCAGCGGCTGGCCGGACGCCTTGGCTTCCACGATTACCGAGTCCGGCTCCCATTCCTTGGCCTGTTCGAGCGCCATGACCTTGAGTTCGGGGAATTCGTACTTGTCTCGCACGCAGTTCAGCAAAATCACGTTGTCCACGCCCTTGCTGTCCTTGAAAACGCCCCAGGTCTGGCACACGGTGAAGTCAGATCGCTCTTTGGTGGTCAGGGCCGTGTCGTACGCCTGCACGATGAAGTCGATTTCGGGCGGATCCCGCTCTTTCCACCACTGGATCCAGTCCCGCTTGATGATCGCAGCCTCAGAGGCCGTCGGATTTTGCTGGTATTGCGCGTACCACTGCCACATGATGTGGTGCATGGACGCCCGGGTCTTCTGCAACGCCTCAAGTGCCCACTGTTCGGGCCAAATCGACTTCTCTTCCTCGGTGTTCTCGTTGAGAATGGCCGGAAACTCGAAGACTTCGTACTTGTCGCCATCTTCGTTCATGGCCGAGTCTTTGGTCAGCCGCCCAATGAGGTCCCGCAGGTGCCAGCGGGTGTGCAGAACGCATATTTTTCCGTCCGGCATCAGACGAGTACGCAGACCCGCCGTAAACCACTCATACGTGGCGTCCAAAGACGTGAAATTCGACGATTTCAGGTCCTGTTCTGAGTGCGGATCGTCGGCAATGATGAGGTGAGCACCCCGTCCGGCCAGTGCACCGCCCACACCGATGGCAAAATACTCGCCTCCGGCGGTCGTATTCCACTGTCCGGCGGCCTTGGCGTCCGACGCGATCTGCGTTTTGGGGAAAACCTTCTGGTATTCCGGCGTTTGCATCAGATTTCGCACCTTGCGGGCCATCACGACGGCCAAATCCGCCGTGTGCGACGCCACAATCACCTTGTGGTCGGGGTTTCGCCCCAGATACCAAGCCGGGTAGTAGATGGAAATCATCTGCGACTTGCCCATACGGGGTGCCATCGACACCGCGATCCGGTCTTTGTACCCCTTTTCCACGTCCATGAGCAGTCCGCCCAGGCGTTTGAGGTGCAAACCGAACTTGTACTTGGGGTCTAGCGCCCCGATGAACGCCAGAAAGTCGTTCTGGCACAGGGTCATGCGCCTGCGCTGTTCCAACTCCTCGAACATAGCCAGCAACTCGACGGCATCGTCGGGCGGCAGCGTCTTGACCAAGCGGTCAAGCATGGCAGGAGTAAGACTAGAGGGAATTTTCATCCGCTTCTTCGCGGGGTTCCACGTCCGTGATCTCTGACAGATCCAGTTTGGCCGTGGATTGCTGGGTGTCGTTGGCCTCGAAGACCTCGCCTTCGATGACCTTGGTCAGCCGCTCCCGCAGCATCTGCTCCAACTCTTCGGTCGGACGGTGCCGCAGGGTAATTTCGGTCTTGTCCGTGAACAGACCGACGTCGGAGATCTTGCCCAGTAGTTCCAGGGATTTCAGGCGGATCCGGGGATCGGGATTCTCGGTCTCCAGAATCAGTTTGTTCGTGACGTAGGTCCGCATCTGCGCAGCAGATTTCACGACCGTCTTGTCATACTCGTCCAGCATGGCCGCGATGTGAACGATCACTTCCGGCCTGGAGAGTTCTTCGTCGGATACCGAGTTGCCCATCATGGCTGCCCGACCAACTTTGCGGTCTTGCTCCGTCGGAGTCGGCAGATGCCCCACATCCATTAAGGATTGGAGGGCGGAGGTTACTCGATCTTCAAGCGACTCAAACGTCGGCGAGAAGTCCGCAAGGGGGGTATCAAAGTCGATTGACGGTACGAACATGGCGATTGCGCAGCCCTGGACGGCGCGAGTGTAGGGTATTTTTTGTGTGTTGGGTAGTTTGGGTCCCCTTGACGGGGGGTGTTTCTATATTGAGGGGGGTGGGGGTGGGCTGGCGGGAAATTTTTGTCCGCGTGGGAAGTACTGGACGGATGTACAGTGTTTGGTGGTGGAGAGGTGTGGGAGCGTGCAACACTCAGCGCAAGCGCAGCGCGCGGAGTCCCAAGAGCCACATGGGGGGCCGGGGGGCGGTGGGGTCGCGCCAGGGCCCCCATGGTCTAACCCTTAGATCTAACCAAACACTTGACAGCCCCAGGGAATCCCGGCACAATGCGAAGCGTGTCAGGTGTTGACGCAATTCAATCAACCTCAATCAAAGGAAATCACTATGTCAGTCATCAAGACCCCCACGAAGCCCGCTGTCACCGCCCCGGCTTTCAACCCGTTCGCCCTGGCGATCGTCAAGTCCTACGGGAAATTTGACAAGGCGGCGTCCAACTTTGCGGATCAACTGTCCCGCACAATGAATGCATACGTTGACGCTTGCCGGGTTGCCCCGGGCGTTGGCAAGGATCAAGAGTCTTGCAAGGCCGTGCAAAAGGCCATCAAAAACGCGGACGCGTTTGTCCGCGCCGTGTCTGACGGTTTGCTTGAGTCCAAGACGGTTACAGAGTATGCCCAAGGCGCCGCGCGGGCCCTGCACTACGGGATTGAATGGACAGCCAATCTGAAGAACGATCCCACCAAGGCCCTGCCCTGGGGCAAGGCGGGCAAGGGCGGCGGCGCGGGTAAGGCGGGCGCCGTGACGTCCACGTCACGTGAGGATCTGGATAAGACTCTCAGCAAAGCGATCGCCCAGGCGCGGATCTTGGGCCTGACAGAGTTCGCCGCTCAAGTCTTGGACGTGGCGATCGAATCCCTGGACGGGTTCAAGGAAACCGCAGAGTGATCGACAG